TTGCTTGATACTTTCCTTGGGCATAATGTCTTTCGTATGTTCCATCTACGTATCTTTGTATTTGTTCTATTATATTTTTCTCGTTAAATTTATATTCCATATGTTATCCTCAATGTATTGTGTCGTCTTCTGATATACCCGTTAATCTTCTTTTTGATTCTAGTTCAATTAATTCTTTCATTTTATCTATGACTTCTGTTTCTACTTCGTTTATATTATGGCCAGAAAAAATAAAACTACCTATAACCATAATGAGTTCGTTCAACTCAATGTCTTCTAAATCCCAAGCAATAATAGCTGTTTTATACTCAGCCACGTTCTAGTTCCTGAACTTTAATTTCTGTGATATTCTTACCAGTTGACTTAACAATCTTCTTAATGCCTTTCGTAAACCATCGTAAAGTGTACGCAGAAACTCGGAGATGCCGATTAGCATAAATATGAGTTTGATCCGGCAAATATTTTTCCAAGTTATCAATTTTAACTTTATCTTTTTCATCATCAGGTACTACACTCCTTAACCATTCAAGCATTAGATGCTTTGCGTGTCGTCTTATTAGCTTTTCTTTTTTTGAATTCATGTGTAATTTCCTCTACTTTAGGTTCTTTAACTACCTGTGTTAAATAGGAAAGACCCTTCGCATATTTAAATACTCGAAGACCTTTACCGTTATTTGAATCTTTATGACATTCTACTTTGTGCCTACAGAAAAAACATCCTCTAGGTAGTTTCATGTTACCTGATTGTCCGTCAGGGATAGGTTGATAGCAAAGTTCAGGTGGTGCTGATTTGCGTAAAGATTTCTTGACTGTATTTATTTTACTCTCTATGTTGGGTTTGTCAAGTTCTTCTGGAATATAAAGTGCAAGTTCTCCATTTTCTTTATTCATTGCCAAAAATCCACCCTCGGAAGTACCATGACCTGCTTCGTATCCGGCAAGTTGAGCGAGGTATCCGAAGGTATCATCTTGAGCTAGTGTTCCATCCTTGAACTTCTTAAAGGCGTAACCTGATGCAGTCTTAACATCTACTACTTCACCATCAATAACACAATCCATGTGGCCTTCAATGCCTTTTACTTTTACGTTCTTCTGTTCATGCTCTACCTTATGTCCGGCTAATCTAACTAATAATAAGACTACCTCTTCTAAGATGTGACCATAAAGAAACTTTATAAATGTATTAGGAGTAATAGAACTTTCTTGTTGTTCAGTCTTCATGTCATACCATAGTTGCCTATTAGGTCTACCAATGTTTGACATACGTAATGTTCCTTCGGATCTTTTAGTAGGTGTAGACCAATGACGTAAAACTTCTTTCATGTCTTCACCAAACTTATCTATAACTTCGTCAGATAGGTTAAGGGATTTACCTTCACCAAGTACAGAAAGTTTTTTGTAGATATCATCTACTAATGTATTTAATTTTTTCTTTCTCATGTTCTATGTTTTACCCATTCACATTTTCTAGTATCTGGATTAAATTTTATTACTTGAACACCTAAAACTTTTTGTTTTTCACTTCTTGCAGTAGTTCCGTTAGATCCATTGTTTGATCTAGTTTTAATATCTGTCAAGGTTATATGTCCATCTTTAACAGCGATCAAATCAATTGGACCATCGCAACCACAATTTTTAAACACTTCATATCCCTGATCCCATAACCAAGTGATTGCATAAAATTCTGCAAAGTCTCCTCTGCGATTCTCGCTTTTTTTCTTAATGTGTTTCACTCCAGTTCTCCCCGATCTTATATTCTCCATCCATTGGACAGCGAAGGTTATAATACTCTCCTGCTTTAATAATACAGTTGACCGCTAACTCTCCTACGAAGTTTGCTATATCTTCTCTAACTTCCATTTGCCACTCGTCATGAATGTT